CAGAAAGAACAGAAATTTGATTCTCTTAAAAGTACAAGAAAAAATAGTTTAAACAGAGGAATAACAAACGCAGGCGAGTCTTTTGTTTTAATTGGTAAGAGCATGAGACAGCCGGGAGCCAGCAGAGCCGGGAGAGACGCAGAGTTTAGTGTCGCTGCCCCTAGTTTTTTAAAGAATGTTTTGTATGATGTGTTAGATCAAAACTCTACAAAAGAGTTAATGCTTAACGCCGATCAGTTGAAAGAAGCGATGAGAAAAGGAATTGATTTTCCTTCTGACTCTCCAGCATTCAATAATGTTGTGGGTACAAAAACTGCACCGAATCTTGCATCTCGACTTAGACCTGATTTAGATCAACTTAAAGAGTTTCCAGAGGATTTTGACAAAGTTGACTTCGCCGCCTTAAAAATTTCAAAAGCGATTGAAGACTTTGCCATTAAAAATATAGACAGAGGCATGAAACGAACTTCAGCAAGTGGGTATTTCAACAACAGACGTACATCTAATGTCTTAGACGCAAGTGAAGACTCAACCACGTTTGTTAGGGGTCTACTGAGCGAAGTTCCTGACAGCAGACAGATTGATTTTAAGTCTATAGTTAAAGAGCAAGAGGCTTTTAATATTGAAAAACAAGAGGCTGTGCAAGATAGACTAGATATAACGAACCTTCAAATACAGGCAGATAAAGTTACATCTCGTGTAAACGAAAAGCGTGGCAAAATATTTAACTCAGAAAGTGATGAGCTTGTTGAGTACATGTATAAAAATCAATATGTGGGTAAACCGATAAGAGACACAGATGTTGAATTTGTTCCTAATCAGCCTTTTAGGAATCAAAAGCAGGCTGCTCGTCACAATATAGCGATGGTCATTAAAGATGCTAGAGCACGGGGGGTAAAGAGAATTTACTTTCCTGATTCCAAAGATGTGGCAAAACTTAGAGGGCAGGATCCATCAGCGTTTAAAATTACTTATGACGAGGCTCCTAAAAAATATATAGAAGAGCTAAAAAAGGAATTTCCTGATCTTAAAACAGGCAAACTGACTCCAGATGAGTTTGTAGAAAACCATATAGGTGATTCAAATGTAGATCATCCAGTGACTTATTTAGATTTAGACTTTAGTAAAAGCGATGAATCGATAATTGGTAGAGATAACTTACTGCCTCGCAGATACAAGCGCGGCGGCAAGGTTGACATGCGTTCTGGTATTGGTGACTTATTTAGGATATATTCATAAGATGAGAACAGACAGGCAAATTATGGCAACGGCCCAGCGAGACATTCGTTTGTTGACCGATAAGGAATATGATCGGTATAGAGAGATACAGGACATTCGTTCTGTGAAGAAAGTTGGTGGTGGCATGGTTAAGGGTTTCAGTCCTATTGCCCGTCCACAGAGATTCAAAGGAGTGTTCTAATGAGCGAAAAGAAAACTGTACCACCCAAGTTTAAAGGTTTTTCAGGTCTGCCGGAAGCTGTGCAGGTAAAAATAGATCCAAACCTTGCAAAGAAGTACAAGACTGGTGGTATGAGTAAGGCCGTTATGAAAAAGCGTGGCGGAACATTTAAAGGAACATTCTAATGGCACTACCTCCACAGATGGTTGCACCTGCAATGGGTCCCGGCGGACCGGGGATGACGGCAGAAGAACAGATGACCGAGGTCCAAGTACCTTTGCCCGGTATGGAAGAGCTTCCGCCCGGTATTGAGATTGTGGGCATGGAGGAAGAGGGTGTTGAGGTTGAGGTTGAGGAGTACGATCACAACGCGAATTTAGCTGAAGTGCTTGATGACGCGGTGCTTGGAGCTTTGTCCTCGGACCTTGGTGGTAAGATAGATGAGGACAAGGGTTCTCGTGAAGAGTGGGAAGAGGCCATCTCGAAGGGTTTAATCTTACTGGGCATTAATTACGAGGAGCGTTCAGAGCCGTTTCTTGGGTCATCTGGTGTAACGCATCCGTTATTGAGTGAGGCTGTTACGCAGTTTCAGGCGCAGGCATATAAGGAGATGTTACCTCCCGGTGGTCCTGTGAAGACGCAGATTTTGGGCATGCAGACTAGGGAAGTTGAGGATCAGGCCCAGCGTGTTAAGGATTTTATGAATTATCAGATTACGGAGGTAATGGAGGAGTTTGATCAGGACACTGATCAGATGTTGTTTTACCTGCCGATCACTGGTTCTACGTTCAAGAAGGTTTATTATGATTCTACCCGTCAGAGGGCGGTATCAAAGTTTGTTCCGGCAGAGGATTTGATTGTTCCTTATTCTGCTTCTGATTTGCGTACAGCGGAGCGTTACACTCACGTTGTTCGTATGACTGAGAATGACATAAGGAAGTTACAGGTAGGAGGTGTTTATCGGGATGTTGACTTATCTCCATCAGAGGATGACGAGTCTGACTCGACAATTCGTGGAAAAGCTGACGAGATTCAGGGTATACGTCCGGGATATAGTGATGAGATGTATACGATTCACGAGGTCCATGTTGATTTGGATCTTGAGGGATTTGAGGATATGGATGAGGAGGGTGAGCCTACAGGTATCAAGCTTCCGTATATCGTCACTATGGACGCGGATTCGGGAAAGATTTTATCGGTAGTACGGAACTATCGTGAGATGGATCCGATGCGCCGCAAGCGTGATTACTTTGTGCATTTCAAGTTTTTGCCCGGTTTTGGGTTTTATGGTTTTGGTTTGTTGCACATGATCGGAGGGTTATCTCGTGCTGCCACCTCTATTCTTAGGCAACTTATTGACGCGGGTACGCTCTCGAATTTACCGGGTGGTTTCAAGGCTCGTGGAGTTCGTGTCAGAAACGACGATGAGCCTATCAATCCGGGTGAGTTCCGCGATATCGATGTTCCCGGCGGTGATGTTCGCAATGCTGTTGTCCCACTGCCGTACAAGGAGCCTTCTGCAACGCTGGCTCAATTACTCGGGGTGGTCGTTGATTCGGGTAGAAGATTTGCACAAGTTGCGGACACAAAAGTCGCAGATGTCAACTCCCAAGCTCCCGTGGGAACAACAGTGGCCTTAATTGAGCAGGGTTCCAAGGTTATTTCAAGTATTCACAAACGTCTGCATTACGCACAAAAAGCAGAGTTTCGTATGCTGGCGGAGATTTTCTCTACTAACCCTGTGCCGTATCCATACCAGATAGGGGTAAATATAAATCCCGCTATCATGGCGCAGGACTTCGACGGGCGTGTAGATATCCTCCCTGTATCTGACCCGTCGATTTTTTCTATGGCCCAGCGCTTGTCTCTTGCACAGACACAGTTGCAGTTAGCGCAGGCCGCACCGCAGATGCACAATCTGTATGAAGCCTATCGTCGGATGTATGATGCGTTGGATGTAAAGAACATCGACGCTATCCTACCAGCGCCGCAGCCACCGCAGCCGAATGACCCGGCTATGGAGAATGCTATGGCTCTGAAGGGTATGCCCAGTCAGGCATTTAAGGAGCAGGATCATCGTGCCCATATTAGGGTGCATGCATCCATGATCCAGTCTCCTGCTATTCAGGCCAGTCCGCAGGCTTTCTTATTGTTGCAGTCTCACATTCAGGAGCATGTATCGTTGTTTGCTAGGGATATTGTTGAAGAAGTATTCAAGCAGGCGATTCAAAAGTCTCAGATGGCTGGTGAGCCTATTCCTCAATTACCGCCTGAAGCGGTAGAGGCAGCGGTAGCACAGCAGATATCAGACACACTTGATCAATTGTCACCTCTTCTGATTCCACCGCAGAAGCCTGATCCACTGGTTGAGATTCGCCAGCAGGAGTTGCAGAACGATACAGCAGAGATTCAGCGTAAGACACAGAATGATGCGATGGACTTCCAGATTGATCAGGCTAAGTTGGAGCAGTCTGCACAGTTGGCTATGCAGCGGTTACAAATGCAGCAGGGTATTGCTAATGATCGTAACGATGTGAACATCTATCGTATAAATACTCAAGCTGATCTGAAAAGAGGTCAATAATGTTACAGGCACTGATCGGTCCTATATCTTCTTTAGCTGGAACATGGCTCGAGGGTAAGGTTGAGAAGACAAAGGCGGAGGCTGGTGCAAAGGTTGCTAAAGCCAAGGCAGAAGCTGTCATCATGGAGAAGAAAGCCACAGGAGAGATTGACTGGGATCTCAAAATGGCTGATGCTTCTGCACATAGCTGGAAAGACGAATGGCTTACTATTTTGTTTTCGATCCCGCTTATCCTAGCCTTCTGTGGAGATTGGGGGAGACAAATTGTATCTGATGGGTTTACTGCTCTCGAGTCCATGCCGGAGTACTATCAATATACTTTGGGAACTATTGTGGCGGCTAGTTTTGGTACAAGAGCCGCGACTAAGTTTTTTGGGAAGAAGTGATGTCAAAGCGCCTTCAGAAAGACAGCGACTACGACCAATACGATATGGATGGCGACGGGGTAGTTACCGACGAGGAACTTGAACATGCTAAAGAGATCAGACAGACTGAGACTGAGCTACGCAAGAACTTAGCTCAATTACGAATGGCAAGGTATACATTGATTAGTATGGGTGCTTTTACCGTATCCATGTTTTTTATTCCCCTAGACAGAGTTACAGCACTGTCTGATATATCCAACTTGTTTTACATTAGTGGTGCAGGCATAGTTGGAGCTTATATGGGCACCACAGCTTGGATGAATAGGAAGTAGGATGGCACGACCTAGAGCAGCACAATTTGCGGAAGACATTGGTGTCTCGACTAAGCAAGCAAAAAAGCTTATAAAGGAAGGACGGCAGCGCAGAGATGGCGGCTCAGTTATATTGGAGAATACTATGGACAAGACAAAGGTAGTAAAAGCTGGACACGGAAAATCAGTTTGTGCAACGCCAAGTATGAAACCTGAAAAGGAAAATAAATTCGTTCGTGGCATGGGTAAAATTTACATGGCTAATCCAAGAGCAGTACAGGTTAAGTAAATGTCGTTAAACGAAGGACAGACTGGTAACTTTGCTGGTAACCCTAGCTTTGATAGCAATATGACAGCCGCAGATTATGCGGATGATGAGAACTACGATCAAAGCCTACAACAAGACATAGCCGCTGCCGCTGCTCGGGCCGCTGGCATAAACGTAAACTATAACCCGGAGAACTTTGACCCGGGTGGCGTAGACACTTTTGGGTTTAGTAATAGAGACGCTGTTACTGGCATTTTAGATTCTTATTTTGATGACCCCAGCAGAACAGGGATGGCTATTAGAGAAAGCTTTCCTATGTTCAAAAGTCCGAAGTCTGGTCTTGATCAGTTTGTTAATTTATACACCTCCCGCAGAGGACCTATAAGTAGGGCTGATTCTATTTCTTTGTACGACAGAAACAGATCAAATCCGGGTGGCGTGGACACTTCTGGGTATGATTCAGTTAAGGCTGCACAAAGGCTCGGCATTGGCTCTGGGCAGGTTAAAACCGATCCCAACGTAGGCAGGCTCACTGGTCAAGTCTTCGGCAAAAAGAATGCTCTTGGGGAAACGGTTCTAATGTCTGACGGCAAGTCAATGGGTATTGATGCTGCGGATTATTACAGTGGAAAGTCAGGTTCCGAAGTTGGTCGTTCAGATTTAGAAACATATCAAGACAAGTATGGCTATGCAGATCCGACAGAAAGAGCCATTAACAGAGCATATGATCAGTATTTAAATCCATATAATGATCCTAATCTTCCGGGCTATAATCGAGACATTGATCCTAATGTCAATCCTCAAGCTTTTGATCTTAGGGGTCAAGTCAGACCGGGCCTACAGTCTGGTATCTTTAGTAGAAGAGATGGAACACCAACTGCTCTGGGTCCGATAGCTACTTATGATAGAAACTACAGCGGCATGGACAACATTGCTATGGGCGTGACGGGTGGCATGGGTTATCTTGCAAGAGCTTTGACAAACAAAGTTACAGGAATTGCAGGTCAGCCTTTACCTCAAGATGCAATGGCTCCCACTCCTGAAATGATAGCTAGGGGTGAGACATATGGTGGTCTTGGTAGATCTTTTGCACAGATACCGGGGCAGGCTGTACAAGGTTTTAAAGATGCTGGCTCTGCTTTACAAAATGTTATAGATGATTTTACAACGCCTAATGTCCCGGGAGTTTCTACAAGCTCACTGGATTTCATGCCTCGTGGTGCTTCCCCTGACTTAGCAGGATTTGAACAGCGCTTCGGAGGCACTAATCCTTTGAGTGGTGAGACAAGCATTAGCTCTGTTCCAAGTTCTTCCGTGGTGAGTTCAGAACCAAGGACTTTTGTGCGTAATAGAGAAAATATCACAGGTAACTTTAATGATTTATCTCCCGAGCAACAAAAGGCGGCTAATGACGCGGGTGTAGCCGCTAGAACTGAGGCGATAAATTCCGGGCTTGGGGTGAGTAAAGCAAATCAAGCACAGAGAAGAGCTAGAAATAATACTGCCATTGATTTTCTAAGAGACATTCAAAATGCAGCGGACGACGAGATGGGTGACATTGGCGTAATGCTGAGTGGGTATACTCCAAATGAATTTTCTGGGGTAAATTTCAATGCGCCTGCCGAAGAACAGCTTGCGCTGATTGACACCATTGGCGCAGCATTTGGTAGAAATTCTGTGCAACTAGACTCTAGTACTCAAGATTTTCTAGACAAGTATGGAATGTCTATACAAGATTTAATGGACAAAAATTTTGAAAATATTCCAAATGGTGCCGTTCTTCCTTCGGGACAGATAATGAGTGACGAGTTGAGGCCAGAGAAAAGTTCTTTCGTGCCAGCCCCTGATATTATGCAGCAGATCAGAAATGCAACTGCCGCGAGAGAACTTGGTGGCCCTTTAACAGCTAATCAATTAGCTGGCACTCTAGAGTATGTTTTACCCGGAAAAGGATATAGCGGAAGTAGGACTTACGTTCCCGGGGGGAACTCTACTCCTGTTTTTGGAAACGAAAGATTTTCTGGCGAAGGTATAATGAACACTATAAAGGATTACATGGTTCCAGATTTTATAGAGGACTACTTTAATCAAAGAGGCATGAGACAGAGGAGAAGAACTGGGTAGGGACAAGGGGCATGAGAGAACTCATAGAGGAATGGGTGCATACTGATTTGAGTGTTGTGGACAAGGAAGCTGGTTTTGCTCCTTGTCCTTTCGCAAAGAAGGCACTACAGGATGATAAGTTAAGAGTTGTAGATTGTTTGGACACAGAAGATTTGTGGCGTACAGTAGCATCTCAATGTAAGAATCTTGATAAGAAGTATTCCGTAGTTATTTGTACAGAGGAAAACGCAGAACAGCCTTATGAACAAGTTGAAGCTATTTGTTCGGCTATGAATGAATGGTTTTCAGTGCATAAACTAGATTTATGGTTGCTGGCTTTTCAAACAAACTTTACAATGGTATTCATACAAAGGCTGTCAGAGCTAGATGATGCTAGTAAAAAACTTGAAAAAGTTGGATACTACGAAAACTACACAAAAGAAGATTACATAAGTCTAATCTTAACCCGAAGAAGGAGACGAGAAGATGCCCGGAGCTAAGAAGAAAGTAATGCGCCGCAACCGTGGTGGTAAGGTAGTGGCTAAAAAGATGATGGGCGGCATGAACAAGGCCAAGAAGATGGCTATGCGCCGTATGCGTGGAGGCACTGTAAAGAAAAAATAAGGGGTATGTATGGACATTCTACAATTTATCAGTCAGTACAATAAAATACTGACTGATAGAATGGATGACATAAGTCAATCCATTTCAAGTGGTAGTGTTTCCAATTGGGAAGACTACAAAGCAAGAGTCGGCGAAATACAGGGTGTCGCTTATGCTCTTGATGAACTAAAGGCCCTGCTGAAAAAGGTGAATTATGTCGAAGACACTGATAGTACCTGACTACGTTGTCGCGCAACGCGAGGCGAAAAAGAAGGCCGAAGAGGCCGCAAAGAAAAAGTCCCTTACAGAAAGAATACCACAGCCCACTGGATGGCGCATATTAGTCATGCCGTATATGGGTCGTGATAAGACTGAAGGGGGTGTTTATGTTCCCGATCAAGTTAGAGACCGTGAGTCAAAGGCTACTGTTGTGGCTTATGTCGTCAAGGTTGGACCTCTAGCATACAAGGATGCCGACAAATTTGGTGGAGGTGACCCTTGGTGTAAGGTGGGTGATTGGGTGTGTATCGGTCGCTACGCTGGCTCTCGGTTTAGTATCGAGGGTGGTGAAGTCCGCATTATCAACGATGACGAAGTCATTGCAACCATCGTCGATCCTGACGATATCAAGTCATACGGAGGGTAGTTGTGTCAACTAACGCCGCAGAAACTGAAGAAAAAGAAATCGAAGTTGTTGAAGAAGAGGCAGTAGATACCTCTACCGATCTTGAAGTTGTTGCAGAGGAACAACAAGAGGAGGAGAAAGGGGAAGAAGCTGAAGCAAAAGAGGAGGAGCTAGAGCAGTATTCCAAGTCTGTGCAGAACAGAATTAATAAGCTAACGTCTAGATATCGTGAGGAGGAGCAACGCACGAAGAAGGCAGTGGCTTATGCTGAGAATATCCAGAAACAAAATGAAGAGTTAAAGCAACGTCTGGAATCTTTAGATCAGTCCTATGTTGGTGAGTTCGATACTAGGATTAAATCTCAAGTAGAGGCTGCAAAACAAGCATATCAAAAGGCTTACGATGAGGGCGATGCCGATGGGATGTTTGAGGCTCAGAAGAACATAAGTCGTTTGGCTATTGATGAAGCTCAACTTGAACAGGCTCGTAAAAGACAAGAAAAAGACGTTGCGGCTAGGGAAGAACTTCGGAATGCTCCGGCTCCACAGCAACAGGCACAGCAACAACCTGCTCCTCCTGATCCCAAAGCGGAGGCGTGGGCATCGAAAAATGAATGGTTTGGCACTGATCAAACCATGACTTATGCTGCTTTTGGGCTGCATAGGCAATTAATTGAGGACGAAGGATTTGACCCAGCGTCCGATGAGTACTATACTGAACTTGACAAGAGAATTCGCACAGAGTTTCCACAGAAGTTTAAGGAAACAAAACGCGGAGATTCTGGACCCCGAGTCGCTTCTGCGGAGTCCAGTGCTTCTAAAGCACCGTCAGGAAAGGGGCGCAGAACAGTCAAATTGACTCCTTCGCAGATTGCAATAGCGAAGCGGTTGAATGTTCCGCTCGAAGAATATGCTAAGTATGTTAAGGAGTAAGAGATGACTGATTCTACAAGAACGCCACGCGAAGCGACAACTCGCGCAAAGACCCAAAGAAGAAAGCCTTGGGCACCTCCTTCTAAACTGGAGGCCCCGGAAGCACCAGAAGGTTATAAGCATCGTTGGATTCGTACCTCACTTCGTGGGGAAGATGACAAGATGAATGTAAACGCTAAGATCCGGGAAGGTTGGGAACCTGTAAGGGCTGATGAATATCCAGAGATGGCTGGTAAATATCCAACCATTGATGATGGTCAGCATGCAGGTGTAATAGGAGTAGGTGGTTTAATGCTTGCTCGTATCCCAGAGGAAACGGTAGAAGAGCGAACTGAATATTATCGGGAGCAGACCCGTCAACAAATGGAAGCCGTGGACCAAAGCCTGATGAGGGAACAACACCCCTCAATGCCTATCCATACGGATAGGAAAAGCCGTGTATCATTCGGAGGTAAGTCAGATGGCTGACCTCCTACAAAGTAAGGAGTAAGCAATGGCAAACGTCAATGTTGCCTTCGGTCTTCGACCGATAAACAATGCGGGTAGCACACCAGCTACTGGCGGCGTAAATGCATACCCCATCGGCGGTTCAGCAGCAGCAATATTTCAAGGTACTCCAGTAAAGTGTGACAACGGTGGTTCAATCGTTGTTGGCTCTGCTTCAGGAGATACCGTGGCATTTGTTGGTGTGTTCCAAGGATGTGAGTTTGTGTCCGCTACTACCGGGAAGAAAACTTTTTCTAATACTTGGCCCGGTTCAGGAAGTGCAAATACAGCATTCCCAATCACAGGGTATGTGTATGACAACCCACTTCAGCGCTTCATCATCGCTACTGATGCGACATTTACAGATGAAGCAACCGCTAAAGCAGCTATTTTTGAAAACACAATGTTGGATAGTGGCGCAAGCGGGAGTACAACCACAGGAATCTCATCTGCAAAGATGGATGTTGCTACATTAGACTCATCAAATGCCTCTCTTCCTTTGAAGATTGTTGGCATTCTTGATGATGTAGACAACGAAGACTTTGCTGCTGCGGGTATTCCTATGATTGTGATGATCAACAACCACGCACTGCTTCAGGCTGATTCTGAAGCTGCAATTTCGTAGGGAGGTTAGATAATGGCTATTTCTCGCGCACAACTCGCCAAAGAACTAGAGCCGGGTCTAAACGCTCTCTTTGGAATGGAATATGATCGATATGAAGGTCAGCATGCTGAAATCTTTGACACCGAGTCTTCTGACCGGGCGTTTGAAGAAGAGGTAATGCTGTCAGGTTTCGGTGCCGCACCTGTCAAGGGTGAGGGTACAGGTGTTGCTTTTGACGATGCCAACGAAGCCTACACTGCTCGTTACAACCACGAGACAGTGGCAATGGCCTTCTCAATCACTGAAGAAGCAGTTGAGGACAATCTTTATGAT